TTGTTACCAAACTGAGTAGACATTGCACCAGCATTCCATTCATTATTATTCTTATTAGAACGTACTGAAAGGTCGCAGGGTACTGAGCCAATACTATCCCAGAAGAAACACATGTCGTAAGGTAAGTTACCTTTAGCTTGTTCGTCCATAAGATCAGCAATATAAACTGCTACATCTTCAATAGTATTTAACTGTCCTCTATCAGCATATAAGAAATGCCCTTCATAGTCGGTTACAGTTCCGTTAGCATCCTTAACTTCCTCAAATTGTAATCCCATCTCTTTTGCATGTTCCCAAGACCACTTCATCTCGGTAATAATGAAGACCGGGAGAATGCCCAGCTTTTGAGCATTCACCGCAGCTTCTAATAGGGCAGTTGTTTTGCCCGTATCACTATGTCCACGCAAGAGAGTGATATGTCCGGTAGGAATACCGGGTAAGGAAGTAATGTCTTGAAAGGCTTTGGATAGTGGAATCCATCCTTGCTCTTTAAATTTTACAGAAGCATTTGAATAACCTTTCTTCTTTTTGAAATTACTAAGATTAAAAGACTTTTGTACGGCTGCTGTAGCTTTTTCTAGTGTCTCTTTTTTCCCAGCCATTATTCGTTGAATAAATCGTTAAATTCAGATACTTTATCTTTTTTACCTTCTGTAGCAGTTTCTAACGTAAAGTCAGATTTAGGAGGACTTGTACTTTCTGGTGTAGTTGTACTTGTAGAAGTAGCTTCATCTGATCCAGGATTCAAATAATTTTGAAGTTGTTTTTTGATAAAGTCGTAATCATACTCTGTATGTACTTCTACTGGGTTTGGCTGAGTTTTTAACCATAAATCTACCTGATCATTATTGTCTGATAAAGGTGTTTGTTTAGGTTTAATTCTTACAGTAGTTTCAGGGTAAGGATTACCTTGTGCTTGTTCTACAACCATATCCCATCCGTTGATAACGTCTGTGAAGTCTCCGATATCTTCGTCCTCTGCTAAAGCAAGTAATGCTTTATAGATAGTAATACCGAATCCCCATAGTCTAACTCCTTTATCTTCTTCTCCTCTTACGATTACAGGAGCAAAGATTCTAGTTTTAGGGTTGAGTTTTCCTGATAGAGACCAGTTGTCTTTATCGTTAGTCTTTCTTAGTTCTTTTACGAACTCCTCGATAGGGTCTTGCTTACCAAAGTTTGATAAAGCAACCATCGGGTACTTACCAACTCCATAGTGGAATTTTAATTCTTTGAATGGGAATGCAGGATCATAAGCAGAAGGAACGATACGAATCGTTTGCTTACCTAATTCCGGTTTCCAAAAAATTGTTGAGTAATCTGTTTTCTCTCTTTGCTGGCCGCTATTATTTAACGTATCCAGCTTTGCGCGTATAGCATTTAAATCCATATAACTTATTTTTATTTATAACTTTTTATACTAATAATATAAGAACTTTTTTTTAGTTCTCCAACTCTATAATCTTATAAAGTTTAGTGTTAACCCTTTTGAGTTCAGGTCCTTTGGTCAGAAGTACACAGTTTCTGTAGTCTGGCCAGTTTATACGGTAAGAAGTGTCAAGTACTCCTCCGTTGAGCTCTTTAATGAGAGTGTTTAGTGCGTTTATTGTATAAAGGGTATTAGATTCTTTTTTACGGTGCACTAAAATAGTATTTTCTAAGAAAGTTCCTATATTTCCAAAATCTACGTTATAAGTACAGATGTACTCACCTTGTGATTTAGAATATAAAACAAAAATTTTATTATATATGATCTTGTACCTTTCTTGAATTTGCTCCAATACAGAATCTAAAGTCTCTTCAGTAGTAAAGGTACAGAATAGTTTATTACTCATATCTTCATTTAAATATATCGGCTCGATGTCATAATCGAATACCGTACTCACAACATTTTGTGTCATATATAAATATCTTTTTTGTTCTATAACATAAGATCTTTTGCGTATTTGAATTTAATTGGATATTTACCATCAGATTCAAGTATCTCTTTAAGGTTCTCTAGTGTTTCTTTTCCATCTTCCTTAAAAAAATCAAAAAGTAAAGCGTCGTATGTATACAGAACTAATTTAGTTTTTTTATTTTGTAAGTATCTAAGTACTTCTTTTAAGATAAGAATGTTTCTTGAAGTTTCCAAACTTTGCATTATATAGTTCATTAACTTCTGAGGATTCATATCTTTTAACTCCTTAGTGAACGGTTTATTACTAATTGGCGCCAAGACTCTTCCGTTAGTTTCGTATTCGGTCCAAAGACTTTTGATAAACCCATCGATTTTTTCAAACACGCTGAGAAAAGCGTATTTCTCTGGTATCTTTCCGTAAATTGCGTGAAAGTTAATCTGTTTGGCTTGATTGTATTCTTCATCTGTTATTTCTTCTTTGTTAAAGTATTGTTTTGCTAGCTGCTTATGAGCTGATTCATCTGTGAGAGGGTATCCAATCTGTTCACAAAGTAAACGAAGGTGATAACCATCAAAATCCAGCTCAACAAAATAATCCCCGGTCGGATGAAAACATTTCCTGTGTTGTTCGCTCTTAGGTATAGCAGCGAAATTAACGCTATTAAAAGCATTAGTAGGTCTAGAGGTTGCATTGTATAAATTATAAGAGGTTAATACTGTATTATCTATTATGTTATGTAGAGCATTACGTGGACTAAACATTTTTACAAAATTATCATAATATATACCGAGACCAGATTGTTCGAGTAAGAAAAATACGTTAGTTGCGGTCTTATTATAAAAATCGAATCCAGATGGAAGGTCATATTCTAACACTTCCTTTATTTTATCGTAAACTTTTTCACAACTATCATATAACTTTGAGATAGGAATAATTTTGTTAATGTTTTTAAAATCTCTATATTTGCTATAAAAATATGTAAGATCGTGGTAATACTCTAACCTATCGTATTTTACCATTGAATAAAGTAAAGATATATCAATGGCATCTTGTAGATTAAAGTGATATAAAAGGTTTTTCTTATCTAATGTATATATTTTACTGGCCTTAGAAAGTATAGCGTAGACACGGTCTTTAGATACGTTTAGACCTTCATCATGATCTATAGGAATAATATATCCGTAATCAGATTTAAGTAATCTAATGTAAACTGCTACTGTTGAAGTAAGTTTAGGGTGGTATAAGTTATTTGTAGATATTACATCCACATAAACTCCTAATCTAACGAGTTTTTCTAATGACTCTAACTTATTATCTTGCTCTACTATATAAAACACTTATATAACCTTTTTTAATAATATAAGAATATATTTTAGATTACCAAACTTTAAAGTGCATTTCTTCTTCGTCGGTTTCTGCTTACACTTCCAGTATTTTGAATAGGATTTCTCTGCCCACGTCTTTTACTGTACCTTCCTGTTTGCTGTGTTTGTCTTTTATACTCATTATACCTATCCTGTACCGTGTTACGTATAGTAGTAGGTTCATCAGGATCTTTGCCAGTTTTGTCCCTATATACTTTTTTCTGCTCTTTCCAAATATTCTGGATTATTGATCTTAAATTTGGTCTTCTTCTATCTCTAGCAGAGAGTAAAGTAAGAGCAAGTCGAGCTTCAGAAGGCTTAAGTTTAAGTAGATTATAGTTTAAAGTAGGATCAGGGATTTGTTCGCTCTTAGACTTCTTAGCAGCGGTGATAGTATATAAAACTGTTTTACCGTAAAACTTTTTATTATCCCTAGTCCAATTAGTATATAATTGTCTTTCATTTACCCGCAATCTCATACGAGTATTTACTTTAGATTCGTTACCCCATTCTGCAGCTTCTTCGGGTGTAAATTCATAAGGTACTCCTTTATCATCTTTCCACTTAGTTTTATTTAAAAGACTACTAAATAGTAGTACTGCTTTTTCTTCGTCTCTTTCTTGGTCTAATCTTCTTTTTTTCTTTTTATTTCTGGCTTTTGTGCTTATTTCAATTATATTTTGAGCCCATTTTCCCTCGTTAATAGTCATGTCATTAATAATTTCGAGAAATGCATTTTTACGCTCCTGCTTCTTCTGGTCTTCCTCTAGCTGTCTTAATCTGTTTTCTTGTTCATTTAACAAATTTTCTTGTTCGGCAGTTACTTGATCTTGGGAAGCAATAATGTCTTCTATCGAGGCTGAAACATTTCCAAGAAGCTCATCTGCAGCTGTAAAATCCCCAGCTAAATCTTCTGCAAAATCTAAATCTATTTTTGGAAGTTGAGGCAAGTTTAAAGTATCTGGGCCGAATCCTAAATCTTCCAATTCCTCTGCTTGTTCTACTGGGATTGGATCTTCAGGTTCTGGTAGGTTTACAATTTCTGGATCGCCGGAGTAATCATCTAAGCTTTCTAAAAGAAATTCTGTCTTATCTTCAAAGTAATCCGTTATTCCTGGTATTAATGTTTCAGCTTGTGCTAAAACATCTATGTTGTTATTTCTTACTCCAGGGTATACATATTTACCTATTTGATAATCGTCTGCTTTTCCAAAAATATACCAAGAAAGTACAAACGATCTTTTATACCTAAGACTTCTATATTGAACATAATCATCTTGACTTACTTCTATAATACTTTTGTTTCTTATATCAAATAAAACATATCTATCGATAGTACCTAATTGATAATCTGCTAGTAAAGGTCTAGGTCTGAATCTAACTATAACAGGTTCTGAATCTTCTTCTACTGGTACTTCTTTGGCAACAAATACAGCGTTATCGAAATTTCCTTTATCGAAATCTTCTTTAGTCATTGCAAAGACTTCTAAATTTCTAGTTTGAAATAATTCAATATCTCTAGTACCTAAAGTAATTCCAGGTACGCCAGATTTTTTGCTATCGGTTCCTAAGCTTTTATCTACTACACCAAATACTTCGTTGAGTAGTTTATCTATAATCTTATCAAGATCGAAGTTAAGACTAACATTCGACTTTAATTTTTTAATCATGGATTTTGGTGAATACATACTAAACGGCTGATTTATCTACAAAGTTATCTATTTTATCTTGAATTTTTTTGTTAACTTTAATATCATTGAATTGTTTAATAGGTTTATCTGGGTCACGGTTAAGCAGTGATAATCTACCAGATATATCAGTAGTCCACTCGTTATTCTGTATATTATGACTAATACTATTAATCATAAAATATACCCCTTCATCATAATTTATAGGTAATATACCTTTATCCAATACGAATCCTTGATAAATTACTAAACCTGATATACCTTGTAACTGTAAGTCAAATTCGAAAGGCATTAACCCAGGAACAGGATTGGTTGACTTTACTATATCACTCGTAGCAATTTGTCTATGAGGCTCAGCTAAGCTTTCACCATCAGATACTGCAAATGTTCTTCCTCCTACGAACGTTTCTACTGCATTTAAAATAGTTGGTAAAAATTTATCTTTATATGATTTGCTATTTTCAGTAGAATCAGTAGATGTATTTTCACCAGTACCAGGTTTAATTTTTTTTGCAAATCTATCAGAAACTCCTTTATTAAAACTGTTATTTACTGCTTGAAGCATACTGTTAATATTAGTGTTAGTGCTAGATGCAGCTATAGACAATTGACTAGTCATTTTCTTATCTATTTTAGATGTAATATTTAGATTAGTAACCAAAGAACCTTTTCCTATACTAGGTAAAATATTTTTTTGTATTTTTCTAGTGTTATCTAAAGAACTAAAATTATGATCTACTATAAAAACTGTAGGTGTATCATCGTCATCTGGTTGCTCTCTATAATAAAAGTCGAAATAATTTACACGTCCTAATGCTCTTTCTACTTCTGTCATAACCATTTTTAAATAGTCTATTACAGTTTGATCTTCAGGAGGTTGATCAGTTAATTTATCTAAAGTACTTATTAGAAAAGAAACATCTAAAAATATGTCGGTATAAATTTGATTACCTTTCCCTGATGCTGCTGGGAATCCTGGGTCGCCTTCTCCAAAAAATAATCTTTTATCTGCAGGTTTTTTTCTTAATAAACAGACATGAGGGTCGCTAGAAAAATGGTTATTATAACTAAGGAACTGACTGTTAATAGTATCTTTACCTTTACTATTAAATCCAAATTTAACTAATTCAGTACTATCATCTATATATAAATTTACAGTATTATTTATTATTTTTAAAAACGTACTAAACGTTATATAAAGTTTTTTTGCTCTATTTGGAACATCTGTACTTACATCGTGTAAATAATAAGGTTGATCAGCATCTTCAAAATCTAACTGGGGAAATTCATCATGTATAGCTTTCAGCATAGTTTCTCTTGCACCAGCTACTTTATATATGTAAT